TTGTCTTTAATTGTTTGTCAGGACTAAATGCAGTTTTAGTCCAATCCAAGAAGTCAAATATAGCATTGCTTCCTAACTTAGGGCTGCCACTTGTTCCAAACTGAGCTAGGTTAGGATAGATAACAGGCACTCCGCTTGCATTGTCGTATATCTCGCCTAACTGCAACCAATATCTAGCTTGTGAATTAACGCAAGGCACTATATCGGTAGAGTTGAATCCGCCAAAATCAAAGGTCACGTAGTTCTTTACTATGTCTGCCACGTTTATTTGAACAGTTCCTACTAGTGGTTGCTTAGGTAAAGTTAACCTAGTTACAGGGTTGCTTTGCCCGCTTACGTTTACATCGCATAAGAATTGGTAATTAGGCTGCGTGCTATTTCCACCACTTACACCAATCACTATTTCATTAAATAAGTTTTGCCAATTATTAGGGCTTTCTATTATTGTTATCATCTTGTCAAGTTTATCTCTACACTTACTATTATCTGCTTGCCAAATTTCTCTGCTATTGCATTACTCATTCTTGTAACCTCTGTATCACTTATGGCTGTGTCTATAAAATAGGTCGGCTTCAATCCGTTTTGCTTTATTCCAAACGCTATCGCTGTGGCTCGTTTTCTTTTCTCATCTATCTGGACCTTTGCTCTTGCTCTTTTAGTTAGGTTTCTAGTTTGGCTGTATCTTGAATCTAGTGGAATACCTTTCTTAGTTATCCACCTCATTAAGTTGTCGACCATTGGCTGACTTGGGAATCTAGTCCTAAAGCTATAAATTGAGCCATGCTTAGTTCTTAAACCATTTACCCCACTATTAACAAAGAAGGCATAATCATTACCTTCGATTGCCACGTAATATTCATTGCCTGCCACGCTCACCGGTAAGGCAACTATTGACTGCTTTAACTCTGAATCCCTTAAGTCTACTTGGTCTAAGTTACTCTTTAACGCTTCGCTAAGTTCATTAGCCACTTTGAACAATGACCGCCCAATAAAGGTGTCAAACTTAATGTTTTCAATAGGAACGTAATCTTCACCTATCGAACCAAGTAGTGCCTCATAGTTTGCGCTCATTGTCTTCCCTGTCTATTTGGTAGCATATTAAGTTCAAAAATTCAATCACGTTCATTTTAAAGAAGTATTCCCATTTTGTAGCATCTCGATTTGCGAGGTTATCGATTGTAACGATATATCCCCATTTGGATTCAAATCCTTTACTATCGCCTCCACCTCCGCCTCCAAAGAGGTTCTTATATGAATAGATAATCCGTGTAAGACCTTGCAAAAAAAAACTAGCAATGGCTGAGCATCTTTCATAGTCATCTTCTCAAACACTAGGTCGCTTATCTCTTTGTGTGCTTTGCCATCGTATGCTGCCACCTTTCCGAATCGCCACGTCATCGGCTTTAGGAATACCGCTATAAACTTGTGTAACTCCTTTTCGGCTACCTTGCTAAATGCTGAGGCATCAATAAATTGGTCAGTCGTTATCTTCATTATATCCATATCAACTGCAAACCATTTACCGCTAATCTTTATTTTTTTTTTAATCTTGTATCCGCTCAAGTTATCCTCAATAGCTTTTAAACGCTCTACGTAATCCATAAAGATAGTATGAGGCAAAGCCTTGATTGATTCGATTGGTTGCCTTAAAACGATTGAAACACGCCTCTGCAAGTATTCTAACTCACTTTCATAAGGCATCTGTGCCAATGTGCTAACGTATTCTTTGATAGTTATTTCTTTGAACTCCCGCTCCATAGTATTAAATATATTATTTTAGTTTTGTGTAATTGTTTTTTTAAGTTACTGATTATGCTCTCATTACCGCATACCTTCCGCTTGGTCGGTTATTTAATTTAAGCAGCGCAACATATCTAAGTGGGTCTAATAAATGATTCATGCTATCTGTCGGCTTGCCTGTTAGCTTTCCCTCCTTGTCTGTTTCCCATTGGTAGGCTCGCAGTTCTTTGATTAGATTCGTGCTGCGTTTAGTAACCATTAACTCGTATCGCTTTAATGTGTCTATTCCTATCTTGATTGAATCCGCCCCTTTTACTGATGGCTTAACATTGAATCCCTGCCTGTATAGTTCTTCAATAGACTTAGGTTCGGCACTATCGCAAATCAATTCATTTCGCCCAAACTCAATCGACTTTAAAAAGTTGCCGATGTCGTTATTGGTCATATTGGTTCGGTAGAGTAATTCATCAATCCAGAGTTTGCCATCTGATTTCCATATCCCGATTAACGTGCTAGGGTCGTTTGTAAAACCAAAGTCCATGCCGTATGAAACTAAGGTAGCATCTAAAGGAATTGAATCGACCTGCTGCCAATTATCAAACACCACCCCTTGCAGGCTTCCTATCTGACCTAAGCCGTATACGTTCCACCAATTAGCCCAATAGGTTGATGTGGATGCCTTATCCCTTGCCTTCTCGATTTCCCTTATTATGCTCGGTTCAAGTGCCTCGTTGTCTTTATAAGTCAAGACTATCATTTCAGCATCCGCATCGCTAAGCAGTTCGGTATCTACCCAGAACTCAGATACAGGATTATAGTCCAAGTAAATAAACTTCTTAGTCCTTATTGCTAGTTGATAGTAAGATTCCCAAGTGATGTTATTGCACTCGTTTATAAATAGCACATCCCTTCTTGCGCCTCGTAACTTAGCAGGGTTATCGGCACTAAAAAACTCTATAAATGAACCATTGTTAAACTTGTAAGTCATTGTAGACTTATTGTAACTAGACTCATCAAGCATATTAATCAAGTCCATTATCTTTAAGAAGTCACGAAGCGCACCCCTTCGCAAATGAGGGATGGTTTCAGCTACAATGCTTATCTCCTGCTTTGGCTTTGATAACGCATATTCTATTAAAAATGGAATAATACTGAAAGTCTTGGATGCCGATGTGCCGCCCCTAACTATCCTTATTCGCTTTCTAAGTTTGCGGATTTTAATTTGTGCTGTCGTTTTCTTCAACATCTAAATCTATCCCTCCGAATATTGGCTTCTCAATATTGATGTTTTTATTCTCAGTCTTGGTACTGGCGATTCTGTGATACTCCTCCTCCGTTCCAATAAGTTTGTAGAGTGCCATCTGTGTCAAAGGGTTGTTTCCATTGTACCATTTATTGCGCAGTCCATTCTTAACTTCAATCTTGTTTTTGTCTAATCCCTCTTTTATAGTGTTAAGTTCGTTAGAATCAATTGCAAAATATTCATAAAAAGTTGGTTTTGATATTGGGAGTAAAGTTACTACATCCTCAATAAAAAAAAGTTTCTTCTTCTCTATTAGGTCAAGTGCCTGCTGATATATTTTAATCCTGTCGTATGCCATTGCGTTTAATTATTAATGTTGGGTCTAATTTTTTCATTCTGTCTATTATTACTTGGCAATATTTTGGGTCTAATTCCATACCATAGCATTTGCGTTTAAGTTGGTGTGATGCAACCATTGTTGAACCTGAACCAAGAAACAAATCTAAAACCAATTCATTTTCATTTGTTGAATTGTTTATACCTCTTTCGCATATTTCTAATGGCTTTTGAGTTGGATGTTGCATTTGCAATCCTTTCATTCTATTTACTTGCCAAACACCATTTTGCCTTTCTTTTAATTCCCTTCTACCAATCATACCAAATATTGCCCATTCACTATCTCCATAAGAACCTTTTAAATCTCCTAAACCTGGACCACCTTTATCCCAAACAACAACGCTTTTTATTTTACCAATATTTTGACATACTTCTTTAAAATCATTGAAGCAATCCCATCTGCACCAAATATAAAAATGTCTATTATTTTCTAAAAATAATGGTATTAAATTTAATGCGTCTTGACCTACATTTGTATTTTCATCGTTTAAAATTTGTGTATCGGTTCGCTTTTGTTTTACTTCACTTTTTTTACTATCCCAAGCATTGCTTTCATAAGCCATTCCATACGGCGGGTCTGTAAATACCATATCCGCTTTACTTTCATTCATCAACCTCGCTACTTGGTCACTATCCGTACTATCCCCACAAAGCAACCTATGCTCACCTATCTCAAACAAGTCACCTAAGACAATATCCGTTTCAATTTCACCCTCAGGAATTTCAAAGTCATCCTCCTCTGCTTCTAATTCAACTTCTAGGTTGATAGGTATATCCAATCCCCACGCATCTAGCTGCTCAACTTCCCATTCGTTAGCAAGCATATCCCAATCCCATTCACCTCCGCTCACGTTGTCTTTAATTATAAACTCTTTTTGCTGCTCATCTGTGAGGTTTTCTGCTACAATGATAGGCACTTCTTTCAGTCCTGCTTCTTTGCACGCTTTAAAACGCATATTACCGCCTAATACAACCATATCAGCGTTAACTACTATTGGTCTAATGTCTAGCATCTCAGGAAAGTCTTTTATTGACTTTACCAACTTTGCAAACTTATCATCCTTAATTTGTCTTGGATTGTTTGGGTTTGACTTGACCTCTGAAATTTTTACTTTTCTGCTTTGCATAACTTTAAATATATTATTTGTTTGATATAATACTCTCGTAGTATTCCATCCGATACTTACGCCATAATGCTTCATTGCTATTTTGCATCACATCTTCTTTTAACTGACTGCCTAAGTCTTTTCTTAACTCAGGGTTCTCAATTAGCCTACGCATTGACTTGTACCAATCCTTTTTGCCTGCCACTAGACAGTTCTTTCCGTGTTTGCTCATCCATTGGTAAGATTCCACATCTGAAACGATTACACCTAAGCCGAACGCACCCATTTCAAGCATCTTTAATTCAGACTTTGCTCTATTGAACTCGTTATATCTTAAAGGAATCAATCCGATATCCATTAAATTATACGCCTGAGCATAGCTATACACATCTGCTGCGTTTATCCTTCCGTAGTTATTGTCGTCTAAGATGTAATTTGAAGTGAATATCTTTTCGTACTTATGCCAAATTGAATCACCATCGTAGAATCCTGCAAGCATAAACTTGTAATCCTTATACGGACTTTTGTTCAAAGATAGAATTTCGCCCTCTATTAGTTGCAAGTCTTCTAGGTGAGTTACTGAACCACTCCACCCAATGTTTACCAACTCGGACTTCATTGCTTCTATCTCTGGGTTCGGTATGAACTGAGGCTGCTCAAAATCGATGGTGTTTGGAAAGACCTCCACGTTTTTGTTGAACTGCGACACCACATACTTAAGGTAAGGAGTTGTCACCATTATAGCATCCGCTTGGCTAAAGTTGTAAATCAATGCCTCTGCCCTATGATTTAATTTCCACTCTTTTTTTAGAACGTGGCTATCGCTTAGTTGGTAATGGTCATCCGTATCTATTATTACGGGGATGCCTAATCGTTTTAGAATCTTCCATACGTTTTCTTCGTTGCCTATTCTAGAGATAGACCTACTCGCAATAATTAAATCGAATTGAGATAGCTGCGATTCAGGAACGTGGTCAATACTTGCCATTTGGCTGACCTCATGACCTTGCAAGTGCATCTTTGAATGAGGAACGATTAACCTATGGTATTCGCCACCCATTATCTTTTGTCCTGTTACTAATAGTATTCTCATTTTATTGCATTAATTAAGCCTTCGGTATTCCATAACTCAAAGTATTCTCCACCCGCAGGTATTACATTGGGTGCATAGTAACATATCTCTAATGCTCGCTTACACTTTAACGATTCAGCGATTGCAAAGTTCATTGATTGATTCCCGATAAATAGCTTCGAGTTGTTTATTATCCTTGCTAAGTCTAAGAAGTTTTCTACTGCCAGATACTTGCAGTTTACTTTTTGGCTAAATATAGAATACTCGGCAGTTGAACCTGTAAAGTAAATCGTTTCTTTAAGGTCGTTTAAGACTGTGTAGTCTATGTTCGGGTTTTGATAGCGTTCAGTTCTATTTACCACTATGTAATCATTTGGCATAGTATCAATGTGCAATATCCGCTCTGAGTAGTTTACATTTGTTAACTCAGGAAAGGCTAAAGCATACCACCTTTTTATATCGTAGGCAGCAAGGTTCATTCCTATGCTCCTAAACTTGTCTAGGTCATAATCTACTTTCTGATTCCTATAAGGCAACACATCATAGATAAAGTCAAACTCCATTAGTAAAGGTCTGAGCATCTTGTAAGCGTAATCGTTTAGCATCACATCTCCGTATGCGTGTTTGAACGTAGGATTGCCGCCAACATTAGGGGCGTTTACGTTAACGTAAAGAATCGCCTCTTTGTCGTGTATCTCGCAGGCTTTCTGAATGGCAGGCATAGAGTAGAGTATATCTCCACTTGCTCCTGAGTGTTTAAATTTTAGATTCATATTCTTCAAAGGCGTTGAATACTTTGTGAATTAACTCGTTCTGGCAATTACCGCAGTGAATGTTTGCAGTTACATATCCGAACAAATCTTTGTGCGCTTGTTGGAATGCTAATATCTCTAAACCGCTCCACTTCATAGCGTGATTTGTTTTAAAGGTCAACCACCTATCTTTAAATGGTTTTAGTCTTTCGTATTGTTCTTGATTCATACGTTTAGGAATTTAGAAATAAAAGCACTCATAACGCTACTAGCGCATCCAATCATAAACGAATCAATAATTCCATTGCCTAAATGCAAAGAGTAGCTTAAACCGCCCCAAAAAGCCATACAGAATGAACATCCGAAAGGTTTAGCTAACTGCTCCCCAAATAGTTTGCCGTAGACGTTTGTTAAGAAATCACTTGCACCAATCCCGAAGGATGCACTAAGAGTTGTAAGAATCAGAAAAGTTTTTAAATCCATCATAGTTTTCAAGTTTTAGTTTTTTAATTGTTTTTTGAATAGTGTATTGGACCGCTCCGTATTTTATCCCCGTCATTACTGAAATCTTTCTGAACTCGCCAATGTCAATGTATAACTTCAATAATGTTTGGTCATACCAATCTAATGAATCAATCTTATCTTTTACTTCTTGGGTGAAGGTTTGGAATACATCCTCCCTATTTTCTAGTTCAGGGTCTAAGTCACCTTCCAAACCAATCAATAAATCTATGCTTTCCGTTTGGTCATTGTGCCTATACTTGCGGTAAAATGGCGAATGCTTTGAGTTCCAAGAGTTGTGTGCAATCTTTACGAATAAGAACTTTAAGTATTTTTTTTCTTTTGCCTCAAGTATTTTCTCATCAGGCATATCGAGCAGATTAATAATAACCTCGTGAAACAAGTCTTCAAATAAAGCAGGTGAGGCTATGTTTCTGCATACATTTCGGTAAGCAGCATCTTTGTAAATAGCCTCTATGATTTGTGCTTTATTCATTAGTAGCCTAATTCTTGCTTAATCTTATCTTGGTTCAGTTGCCTTTTAAAATATAACGTGCCTCGTAAATGCTCACATTCTTCTTGTATCTTTTGTCTGCACCTTCTTATTGATTCTGCGTTTGTAAGTCTACCTGCTGCGTATAGTTGCAAGAATTTAAACTTGTCATCTACGCCTTGACTTTCTGCAAACCAAACATTGGCAATAAGTTTTTCATCAGAATCCCTTAGATGCGGATGCTTTTCTAATAGGTTTTTAACCTTTTCTTTAATTGTAAAGTTAATCATCTTAGTTAGTTGTGTTTACAAATGTACTATTTAATTTAAAAATGCAATAATTATTTTTATATCATGGAATTATTTGCTTTCTCAATCGTGTTTAATTCAGCCTCTAATCTGTCTATTTCGGATGCTGCTAGAATCAATGCTGCTTCATTATCTCTATTCTTTTTACGCCAATAAAGTTCCTGCAAGTATATTGAGCCAATATAGTCAAATACTTTCTTTAGCGTTTGAATGGTCTTTAACGCATTAACTTTCCTTTCGCCTTGTAATGTATTAACCTTAATACTAAAATCGTTTATAGTCGCTCGTAACTCATCTAAAATGGCAAGTGCTGATTCTTCCTTGCGTTCATGTTGTTGCAAACTTCTAGTTGTGAAGTATAGCTGCTCCAAAGTTTCGGTGTATTTATCTTCGCTCATCTTATTTTAAATAATTAAATATGTGTGCAATAACATCAATAGTCCAACCATTTCCAAGCATCTTGTATCTTTGAGAA